ATGAAACAACTAATAATGTCCTATCTATCAGATAAACCTCAAAAAGAGGTGAAAATGATTATAGGTATAGATCGGCGGAGTGGACTTCCAAAAGCTATGAAGGATTTTCATCCTTTAATAGTTTCTAGAGATCCAAACTCTTTAAGATTTGTATTCACGTTATTATCCGTTTCTCGGGCCATCCCTGGCTGGAAAGATCCAGACCTTACTCCTCTGGTGCAACCATCTGGTGCTAATCCTCTTTATGTAAGAGAGATTAGTAACCATATGGATACTTTCCTATCGGACTTCAAATTTAGTCAAACTAAATTCGAATACTTCGATAAGAGAAGTATACACTTTAGTAATAAGGCCGGACCGATCGGTCAGGCCACAAGAGACGCCATGATGGACTTATTTCACATGCCTGAAATATTGAGAACAATATTAAAGGGTACGAATATAAGAGAAGTCATGGACGATTATGAAGGTACCTTCAAATCTCATCAGATTAGTAAATACTTCGCTGTACTGAAAACTTGGTCAGTAATTGGTAAACCATTTAACCACAAGTTCAAAGATCAGAAAGTTAATGCAGCTATGCATCGACGATCTGTGTCTGAGAGACTTGAGTGGTTATGGTCCAACACTGATTGGTTAACACGTACACACCATGTGAGAAAGTTATCAATTGTTAAGGATCCAGAAGCTAAATCACGAATTATCGCGATTTTAGACTACTGGTCCCAAACATGGTTGAAACAGATACATAGTATCCATTTTAACTTTTTGAAAACTATCCCCATGGATCGAACATTTACGCAATCTCCACTAATAACTAATAAGCCCGTTGGACATAAATATTATAGCTTCGATTTGTCATCAGCTACAGACAGATTTCCTTTAGCTCTTCAACAAGAGTTAATTGGGAAAATGTTTGGACCTGATATAGCAACTCGTTGGGCTCTAATATTAACAGCCGTTCCATTTTATGTGCCATGGTTAAAGACAACAATTACTTATAATTGCGGTCAACCCATGGGTGCATATTCGTCTTGGTCTACTTTTACTATAACTCATCATGTTATTCTACACTACATCCACAAGAAATTAGGATTAAAAGAATACTTTTACCTAATCCTTGGAGATGATATTGTAGTTTATCACGATGAAGTAGCAAAAGAGTACCTTGATATAATGAAAGGCCTTGATGTCGGGATTTCAATTCCAAAGACATGCATATCTTCAAATATGTATGAATTTGCGAAAAGAATCTTTATCAACGACTTAGAAGTTACTGGTATCCAGATCAGAGGTTTTATAGAGAATATAAATAAATATCATCTCATTTACCAATCGGTTTATGATTTGATTTATAATAGACTCTATGTTCCTTACGGGTTCATCACGATCCCGGGTCTGGTTGCTAGACTATACGCCATAATGGGTCGTGAAAAGAAACAACAAATGAACATACGTTCAAGAGTTGATCTCTTACATAGCTTCCATAGATTCCTAGATGGATATAAAGATCCACTAGAGAATTATCTGGTAAGAATGTTCCATAATTATGAGGGACAACTTCATTTTTATGATGTTGTTAACCTTAATAATTATGTTTACACATCCATTATGGGCGCAATAGAAAGCAAACAAGCTGAATATATCACATTTGCCAAGGATCTTATTAAGGATCCTAGAAATGCTGAAATAGCAGCTTGGGGATTTGCTGACCCAGCAGATATACACACGTCCCCTCTCTGGTACATTACTCAATTACCTC